GGGGAAATTATAAGTTCTGGAGAAAGGACTTACGCAGACTGGACAAAGAGACAACAGAGTTTGACTTACTTGTTCAAAGAACAAAGCAACGAATTACTCTCGAACAACGAATTAGAGAATCTATTCAGTTGTTCGAAAGGTCATCCAACAATCTTAAAAAGATTTCTTGGTGGAGACATAAGTCTTGAAACTTTTGTAATTTATGATAGAATATTCTCATTCAGAAAGAAGTTTGATAAAGAACTGAAAGATCCTGTATGGGAAACCGTAAGTTTAAAACTACTTAAGTATTCTCCCTTTCTAAATATTGATGTCTTTAAGTTTAGAAAGATTTTGCGGGACATTGTAAATGAGTGACTTTTTTGATTCTGAAATCATTCAGGAAGAACTGAGTGAAATTAATGAAATGCAAGAAAAAATCTACGAGAGTTTTATTACTTTTGGTAGAATGTCCCGTGAACAAAAACTTGAGCACGTTGAAATACTTTCATCTTTGCTTGAAAAACAGCAAGTGATGTATACTAGACTATCTCTTTCTGATGACCCAAAGGCCATTGAGATGAGAGATAATCTACGCAAATCAGTTTCAATGATGGGTTTCCCACCAGAGACTGATATGCTGACTTTATTTAATAGTATGAATGCAACAATAAAATCTCTCAAAGACTATATTGACGACTGAGAGAATTTCTGCTATACTATCCGAGTAAATCCAAAACATCCAAACAAATCTAAGGTAATCTAAATGTCTTTTGCTGATCTTAAAAAGCAATCCAAACTGGGTTCTTTGACACAAAAACTGGTCAAAGAAGTCGAAAAAATGAATAATGCAGGTAGTTCAGGAGATGATCGTCTCTGGAAACTGGAATGTGATAAAGGAGGTAATGGTTATGCCGTTATTCGTTTCCTTCCTGCTCCCGAAGGTGAAGACCTTCCATTCGTCAAACTCTATTCCCATGCCTTCCAAGGTCCTGGTGGATGGTATATTGAAAACTCTCTGACGACTCTGAATCAGAAAGACCCAATGTCAGAATACAATACGATGCTGTGGAACAACGGCACTGATAGTGGTAAAGATCAAGCACGTAAGCAGAAACGTAAACTGACTTATGTCGCAAACATCTATGTCGTCAAAGATCCTGCTAATCCTGAGAATGAAGGTCGAGTATTCTTGTATAAGTTCGGTAAGAAAATCTTTGATAAGATTACTGCCGCAATGCAACCTGAGTTTGAGGACGAGGAAGCAATTGATCCGTTTGATTTCTGGCAGGGTGCTAACTTCAAACTGAAGGCAAAGAATGTTGCCGGTTATCGTAACTATGATTCTTCGGAGTTTGCCCGTCAGGATGCACTTCTTGAAGATGATGAAGCAATGGAAGCAATCTGGAAAAAAGAGTATTCTCTCGAAGAGTTTGTTGCTCCCGACCAATTCAAGTCTTATGATGAATTGAAGAAACGTCTTGATTATGTTCTCGGTATCAAAGGAACGACTAAGTTCCAAGATCAAGAATCAGTTCAGGAAGAAGAAGAGTTCCGTCAACAGAATCGTGGAGAATCAAATCCTGTCCCTCAGTCAATGAAGGAAGAACTTGGTAGTCTCTCTTCTACCAAGACTGATGATGAAGATGATGACACTCTCTCATACTTTGCCGCACTCGCAGCAGACTAAATGAGATAGACCTATGAGAGAGTCTGTTGACTCTCTTAGTTATTTCTGCTTATTATTCAGATAGGAGACTTTGGTCTCCTTTTTTATTAGTTTATAATTCTTGTATTTTCAGTTCTAATTAGTCGATCTTCCAAGTATTCTGAAGATCTTCCATAGATCATAATGTTTCTCATATCATTTAAGAATTGTTGCAAATATGATGGTCTCAGCAAGTAGATGGAAGATTTTTCTTGGTTTTTTCTAGTTTCATACCCATAGTTGTTAACATTGATAACTGGATTTAAGTTTGTCTTGGTATTACTAGGATTTGGAATAGTAAAGTTGGAGTCAACTACTTTTCCTGCAGGAAGAATTAGTCTTCCCTGTGCGTCTTTTACTTCTATAGTTTCATAATGGTGGGGAGAATTTAAATTTTCTACACCATATTTTTTTACTGCATATCGATAGAGATCACGATTTGACAGTGGCCACTGATCTCTTACATTCATGATTCCTGCAGTCATAATAACAACCCAATCAAGTTCTGCACTTCCATAAAGTTCTTCGGCAACTGTATCGGGTCTTGCACCCTCTACAATTTCATACTTATTAAAAATGGTGAATACATTTTGTAAGTCATCACGTAACTTATTTCTTCTGAATAAATTCTTAACTCTCAAATAATTTTGAGAAGAATTGCTGTCAGATAAAAATGATTGATAATCTAATTCTGGTAGTTCTCTGAAGTATCCCATTTTAGTATCCTACTCCTGTTATTTCATCACCATAATCAACATCATAAACTGGTTCAATTTCTTTAAAAGATAATGTCATAACCATTGAAACTGGTGTTCCATCATCATAAGTTGCATAAGTTCCGTCTGCCGTATAATTGACATCAATACTTTCCATAAAACATTGTTTGAATTTGTTTAAGAACTTATGCTCTATTGCACCTTGACGATATCTTAATTCAAAAACATCTGGTGTACTAAGAAATGTTGTGTTAAATGTATCTCCGGCAGATGCTACTTTAGGTGCCATATGTGTTTTAAAGCATCTAATAATATTTTTAATTTCCATTGCTTCCTTTCTACCTCTTGGAGTCATTTTGAATGAAAATTTAAAAGATCTCAAAGTCGGTCCATTAAATAACAGTTCCATATTAGGATTTAAGATTTCACCCGTTGTTCTTGCCAAAAGTTGATCTGGAGTAATATTGACACCTGCGATTCCTGCTGCCTTAGATGCCAATTGTCTAGTTATAAATGCTTTAGTTCCTTCCATACCTCCAGCTGCATTTGTAATATGTTCTAAAGCATTAACCACTTTTTGTGTAGTGGAGTTAAGACCATATTTAAAATCACTAACATAATCTCCACCACTTTCCATTGTATTCATTACACCTCCAATTAATGCAGCTCCAACACTATTCAAACTGGAGTCACCATATTTTGTAGTATTCCCATCTCGAATATTTGATGGAATTGGAAGTAGTATGGTTTTTATTTTACTCTTTCCCTGCCGGGGGCCCTGATTTCTTCTAGCACCCGGTGCGTTTACCATGTCATTTCCAATAGGTTTATACTTAATAATATCTATCCGCAGATAATCAGTCTTTTCATGAATTTCAGCTAATGGATAACGTAATACTTTTTTATCACTAGAGGGTTTGTAAGGAATTACTTCTAAAGGTGTTGGCATCTATCTTTTTACAACTATTTAGAACGAACTTTAGCAAAACCGAGTTCTATCACATCAGACATCTCTTCTGGATAGATTTCGTAGAGTCCACCAATGATTTGATTGTAATCATATTGCCTTCTACTATTCTGAGAATCCCAATGAAAATTAATTCCACGAAACCCCCAAGAGAATACTTCGGTAACACCTACAAGAGGGTGTTGGTCATACTGCATTCCTGTTGTCTTGGCATTATAAAAGAAGGTATAATATTTTCCACTAGAAGGAACTTTACCACCTTCGGATAAAACACTGATTAATTCAGTCATAATATCATCAGCAGTTTCGATACCAATTAAAGTATCAACAACACCACGCACACGATTATCATTATCATCTGTCGGATTTCTTCTTTGTTGAAGTGTCTTTCTTGGCATTACTTAATACCGAGTTCGTTTTCTGTAAGGACCTTAAACTCATAACCATGATCTAAACACCATTCTTTGGCGGCATTCCATTTTGCCTGATTTTTAGCATACTCAACGACTTCATAGACATAACCTTTTGTCTTTCTTTGTTTGACTTTAGGTTCGATACACTGTTTAAATGGTTTGATCTCAATAATCATCTTTTTAATCATACCATTTGATTCTTTGACCTTAATATAAAAGTCTGGAAAGTATCTGTGGTATCTGTTATCAATGGGTGAACGATAGGGAACAATAACTTCTTCACTTCCCCATTCTAAAATATTCTGGTTATTATCACAATAAATCATAAATCGACGCTCCCATAAGGAACGATAAACGATGTTATTGGGATCACCCTTATACTTTTTAGGATAAGATGGTTTATATTTTCCCTTATATGACATCTAAATAACTAATAATAAAGTAGTCTTATAAGGTATTTAGAGTGCATCGTCCTTATGTAAGAGCAATAAATCCAAGAGATGTCAGAGAAGTATTCGGTAAGACATCTCAATCAAACCAATTTCAGGTAACCTTTAATGGAATTCCTAAAGGATTATCTGATCACTTAAGTCAGAATTTTAATGTAAAAAATCCTAATGACTTCATGCAAAACAAAGGAAATCTCCTTTGTTCTGAGGCATCACTACCAGGAACTAGTCTTGCGACGGCAGAAGTAAAAGACAATTTTATGGGAATACCGCAAGAATTTGCCCATACGAGATTATATACTGATATAGATTTTACTTACTTAATAGATTATGACTATACAATTTTAAGAATCTTTGAAGGATGGATTGACTACATCTCTAGTGGAAGTGAAAATGATAAATATGATTCGATACCAAAAACGGACAATAATAATTATTATCGTAGAATGAGATATCCTGAGTTTTATAAATCCCAATCAATGTTTGTTACTAAATTTGAAAGGGATTTTAACTCTAGAATAGATTATCAGTTCTATAATATTTTCCCAAAACTTATGACTGCAGTTCCTCTTTCTTATGGTGGAGCAGATGTTTTGAAATTGGGAGTGAGTTTCAACTATGACCGTTATATTGTAAGTTCACGACAACAAAATAATAGTAGTAAAGGGGGTGAATCTAATGGAAATTTAAATAGTAGTTCAAATAGTAATTCACAAGTTGGTGAACTTAATTCTTGGAAATTTGGGTCGGAAGCATCACTTGATTCACTTGATCTAACTAAATTATCGACAAATTCTTTCAATTTTGATCCTCAGATGTATAAAGGAGGACTCACAAGTAATCAAATAAAAAAACAATTTATTAATGCTGCTAGTTGGACAAATACGGGAGAAGGTGGAAATATTGCTGGAAATGAATCTATAAATAAAAACTACTATAGAATAAATGAATCTGAATCTGAATGACCATCAATTTTCTTCTCTAAATAAAAATAACTGAATTGTATCAATTACTATGTCTTTACCCAAGATTAATACGCCAACGTATGAGATGACGTTGCCTTCGACAGGAAAAAAAATTAAATATAGACCTTTTCTTGTGAGAGAAGAAAAGATTCTAATTATGGCAATGGAATCTGAAAATATGTCTGAGATTACCAATGCTATTGTTCAAATCCTTTCAGATTGTATTGTTTCAAAGGATATTAAAGTAGAATCTCTTGCTACTTTTGATATCGAATACTTATTCTTGAATGTTCGTGCTAAGTCTGTTGGCGAAACTGTTGATGTGAATATTACTTGTCCTGATGATGGTGAGACACAGGTAGAAATGTCGATTGATATTGATTCAATTAAAGTTCAAAAGACTAGAGGTCATAAGAATATCATTAAACTTGATGATGAACTCTCAATGAAATTAAAGTATCCCTCACTAGATCAGTTTGTTGAGAATAATTTTGAGACAGAAGAGGGAGCAAGTGAAATTAACCAGTCACTTTCAATGATTACATCTTGTGTTGAGATGATTTATAATCAAGAAGAGAGTTGGGAAGCATCTGATTATTCGAAGAAAGAACTTGATGAATTTATTGAGCAATTGAATACTAAACAATTCAAACAAATTGAGAAGTTTTTTGCTACGATGCCAAAACTTTCTCATACAATTGCAGTGAAAAATCCAGAAACTGGTGTAGAGTCTGAAGTTGTTTTGGAAGGATTAGCAAGTTTTTTCAGTTAGGTATGGCTCATACAAGTCTTGAGTCATACTACAAGATAAATTTTGCCTTGATGCAGCATCATAAATATTCATTAACAGAACTAGAAAATATGATTCCGTGGGAGAGAGAAGTTTATCTTGCTCTACTTCAACAATACATTGAAGAAGAAAACCTAAAGGCACAACAGCAAAGTGGAATCTAACTTAAACATAAAGAAAACTGATACACCTAAGTTAAATGTAGAGACTGTTTCATCAGCAGTCTTTGGAAAAGATGATGGTGCTGGAGGAGGTTCTGGAGAATCCATTAAAAATATTCATAAGACATTAAGTAAATTATCTGGTCATATAAGAAAATCTCTAGTTCGTATTAAGGCATTAGAATTTAATTTAGAAAAAATAACTCCTAAACTTGAAGAAGTAGAAAAAAAAGTAATAGTTAATGCCGAAAAAAGAATTGAAGTAGAAAAGAAAGTAATAGTTAATACTGAAAAAACGACTGAAGTAGAAAAAAAATCAGTAGTCAATGTTGAAAGAATTGTAAAAATTGAAAAGATATTAGAAAAGAAAAAAGACAATGTAGGGGGTATAGGGGGCAATCAAAAAGATTTAACTAAAAGTCTTATAGAAACAAATAAGATTCTTGTAGGTATACGACAACAACTTGCTCTTGATTCTGCAATGAGAGTAGCAGATCAAAGAAAGAAAGAAGATGTATTTAAGAGATCTCAATCTAGAAAGAAATTAAATGCAGAGGAAAGTGCTTTAGAGAAAACTGCAAAAAATATAGGTAAAGGAGTTAAAAAAGTTGTTGGTAAAGTATTATCCCCAGTTAAAAATTTCTTTGCTGATTTATTAGATTTTCTTCTTACTGTTGGTGCTGGTATTGCAGTAAATGCAGCATTTGAATGGTTAAAAGAACCAAAAAATAGAGAACAACTTGATCAATGGTTTGGTTGGGTAGCAAAAAATTGGAAATGGATTGCAGGAATTACAGCAGGTATTTTATTACTACAACCTATATTATCGATTGTTGGTGCCATTGGTGGTGCAATAGTAACAATTAAAGCTGGTCTTGACATTTTTAATTTTATAAGAAGAAGATTATTTGGTGGGGGAGGAAAACCACGATCACCGGCATCAACTACTGGAGGAGCAAAACCACCAGTTGGAGATCCTGGAAGGGCTGGAGGACAAAGTGGAGGATTCAAAGACCCTAATAGATATAGACCACCCGGACAAACCCGTGCCGGTAGTAGCTTTAATTTAGAACAGGCAAGAAAAGTGGCGCCAACTCCTGGTTCTGCTGTGCCAAAAGGAGGCATTTTCTCAAGATTTAGTAAGATAAAACCAGGGTCTCCGGCGCAGATGATGGGACAAATAGTTCTAGGAGATGCTTTCGGTAG